CTAGCCAAATAGCAACAACTACTGGGTTCTCCCGCAAAGAAGTTCTTGAATTTATTGATGAGTGGAAGTCTGTAGTTCATAATGATAACAGCCTTAGAGACCGTGCCAAAGAAGCGATCTCTGGAGCTGATCAACACTACGCAATGCTCATTAAAGAGGCCTGGAAGACCGTAGAGGACGCAGATACCCAAGGTCAACTAAATGTTAAGGCAGGAGCCTTAAAGCTCATAGCAGACATAGAAACAAAAAGAATTGCAATGCTTCAATCAGTTGGCGTACTTGAAAACAATGAACTGGCATCACAAATTGCGGAGGCTGAAAGAAAACAAGAGATCCTAGTCAAGATACTTAAAGAGGTAACATCTTCTTGCCCTAAATGTAAAATGGATGTAGCAAAAAGATTGTCTCAAGTAACTGGAATAGTTGAGCCAATCTTTATAGATTCAGAGGTATCATAATGAAAAAACCTCCACATTGGCGTAGAAGGCTTTTTATATTTGATTTAGATGGCGTATTAGTAGATAGCAAAAAAATACATTTTGAGTCATTAAATCTGGCATTATCTAAGTTTGATCAAAAATTTGTTATATCTGAAGAAGAACAAAAAAATATATTTGAGGGTCTTCCTACAAAAGAAAAACTAAAACTACTTACTGATTTAAAAGGATTGCCAGAACACCTTTATTCTGAGATATCTGAATTTAAACAAAAACATTCTATATTATTTTTTCAAAAATTAAAAAGAGATGAAGATCTTTTTAATATATTTAAAGAAATAAGACAAAATGGTGTAAGCGTCGCTGTTGCTAGTAATTGTATAAAAGAAACTGTAGAAACGTGCTTGAGATCTTTGGGCATTATAGATTTAGTGGATTTATACTTAAGCAATGAAGATGTAGATTTATCTAAACCTAACCCAGAAATTTATTTAAAAGTGATGAAGCATTTCGTCTGCCTTCCATACGATACTACAATTTTTGAAGATAGCGTTATTGGTAAAACGGCTGCTCTAAAGTCCAACGCCAGGCTTGTTCCTATAAAAAATAGAAGTTCAATAACTATGGATCTTATTGAATCAGAGCTAAACAGAGAGCCAAAAACAATTAATGTTTTAATACCAATGGCTGGGGAAGGCTCTAGATTTTTTGCTGCTGGATATAAAGACCCAAAACCTATGATAGATGTTGATGGAAAATCTATGATTAATTTAGTTCATGATAATATAGGACTAGATGCACATTACATATTTGTAGCTAAAGAAGAGCATATAAATAAATATAAATTAAAAGAACATATTGAAAGTTTTTGCAAATCCTTTACATTAATATCACAAAAAGATAGGCTAGACGGCGCTGCAAAATCCGCTCTCCTTGCTAAAGAATTAATAGACAGTGACTCCCCTTTGCTTATAGCAAACGCAGATCAATACGTTTTATGGGATCCTAAAAAAACAATTGAATCATTAATATTTTCTGGAATAGAAGGATCTATTTTAACCTTTTATTCAAATGAAAAAAAATGGTCTTATGTTAAAAAAAATATTTATGGAATGGTAGATAAAGTTGCAGAAAAAGAAGTTATTAGTAATAGTGCTACATGTGGTATATACTATTGGAAATCTGGATCTGATTTTGTAAGATATGCAGAAAAAATGATTGTAAATAACATAAAGACAAATAATGAATTTTATATTTGTCCAGTTTATAATGAAGCAATTTTAGATGGTAAGATAATAAACACTATTATGGTTAGAGGAATGGCTGGATTGGGTACGCCAGAGGACCTAACAAAATATCTTGAAGACCCAACACTGTTTAAAAAAGATAAAGGAATTGAAAAAATACTACATATGACCGACACCGAGATTTGTGTTAAATATAAAAATCCTTCTTTTAAATTTTATGAAAGACATAGAAGGCCAGAAGGGTTACATCAAAGATGGAATCCAGAGACAAAGTTATGCATTCTGCCAAAAGAGATTAATTTATTAGAAGGAAATGCTAGACCTATGCTAAATCCAATTATAGATAGCATACATAACAGCCCAGAAAAAGCTTTTGACAGCAGCTCAGTATATTTAATTGCTTATACTCCTAGATTTTTTCATTTTATGTTAGAGCATCTGCCTAAAATATTTTTTTTAAAAGAAAAAGATCCAGGCTTTAAGCTGCTAATGTTTGCAGATGAAAAGAAAAATGAAGATGGAATATTTTTAGGATTAGGCGGGAATCCAGAGTATCCAGGAAGAGAAGGAGACGGATCTTCATTTAAATTTTGGTTAGATGTATTAAATATTGATTACAAATGTTTTAACATAGAAGATATATCTCAAATGAATTTAAACTTTAATTCAGCTTATGTATTTTATGAAAACGGTTTTAATTTAAATTTAAATGAAAAAGATATATATGATACTGTAGCGCTAAATGGCTCCCCACTAGATTTAAATGATAAAAAGTATTATACATCAATTACTTTAGACAGGGGAAATCTTACTGCAGATTTAGCTACAATTAATTGGTTTAGGCCACTTTTAATTAAAGAAGTAGAATCAAAAATAAATATATCTAATTTTAATAAAAAAACATACATTTCTAGAAGGAACTATAGAAGAGCTCATATTAATGATGTTGAAATAGAGAATTACTTTATTTCTAGAGGATACGACGCAGTATTTATGGAGGATCTTAATCCATTAGAGCAAATAAAAGTCATAAGAGAGTCTTCAGATGTAGTTTGTTATTTGGGATCTTCTGTAGTAAATCTTTATTATGCAAAACCAGAAACAAATATAAATATTTTAACTTTAGGGGATCCCTACGCAAGCGGTTTTGTAGAAGAAATGACAAACTATTATCCAAATATTTTAAAAAGTAATAATAATAATGTATCAGTATTCTCTATTCCAGAGGTAATTGAGGGAGATGTTTTTAAATCAATGAAAGAAATTATGGGTGACAAATAATGGATTTTAATTTTAATGATTTAATAGATATACTAGATGGAGAAGAGTTTGACGAACGCCCAGTAGACCTTAAAACATTTGTACAAAGCCCAGACTATCTGGGGCTTCCACCATTATCTGAACACCAGTATACTTTGATCGAAAAAAGTTCTCAAATATATAAAGAATCAACACTCATTAAACTTTTAGGAGATGAAGAAGGAAAAAGAATGTTTAAGCAAACAGCCAACGAGGTTGTTGCTCAATTAGGTAAAGGTTCTGGAAAAGATTACTGTTCTACTATATCAGTAGCATATATAGTATATTTACTATTATGTCTTAAAGATCCAGCTACTTATTACGGAAAGCCTCCTGGGGACTCCATTGATATTATTAACATTGCAATCAACTCTCAGCAAGCACAAAATGTTTTCTTTAAAGGATTTAAAACAAGAATAGATAAATCACCTTGGTTTGCTGGAAGATACGAATCTAAGGCGTCAGAAATTAAATTTGATAAGGCAATAACAGTACACTCTGGTCACTCTGAGCGTGAAGCTTGGGAAGGCTATAACGTTATTGTAATCATCCTAGATGAAATCTCAGGCTTTGCCACAGAAAATACAACTGGTCATGAGCAGGCAAAAACTGGTAGCGCAATATATGATATGTATCGTGCATCTGTCGACTCACGCTTCCCTGATTTTGGCAAAGTTATTCTGCTTTCTTTTCCCAGATATAAGAATGATTACATACAGCAAAGATATGATGATGTGGTGGCGGAAAAAGAAGTTATTGTTAGAAACCATCATTTTAAATTAGATGAAGATCTTCCAGATGGAACTGAAGGAAATGAGTTTAGTGTTGAGTGGGAAGAAGATCACATTATTTCATACAAGTATCCAAAGATGTATGCTTTAAAGAGGCCAACCTGGGAAGTAAATCCCGTAAGAAAGATTGAAGATTTTAAGGTAGCATTTTATAAGAACCCAGTAGACGCCCTGGGAAGATTTGCCTGTATGCCATCAGATGCAGTTGATGCATTCTTTAAGTCAAGGGAAAAGGTTGAAAAAGCATTTAATATAGGAAATTTAGCGGTAGATAATTTTGGAAGACTAGAAGAATGGTTTAAGCCAGATCCAGATAAAAAATATTTTATACACGTAGACTTAGCTCAAAAGCATGACCATTGTGCCGTAGCCCTTGCACACGTAGATAGATGGGTAAATGTTAAGATAACAAATGAATATTCTCAGCCTGCCCCAATTGTAAGTGTTGATGCAGTTAGATATTGGACTCCAACACCAGATAAATCAGTAGACTTTACCGAAGTAAAAGACTATATCATTTCATTAAAAAGTCGCGGTTTTAATATTGGAGTATGCACATTTGACAGATGGAATTCACATGATATGATGCAGCAGCTAAAGCAATACGGAATAAATACAGAAATATTATCAGTAGCTAAAAAACATTATGATGATATGGCTATGATTGTTTTAGAAGAAAGATTAAATGGGCCACATATACCTTTATTGATTGATGAATTACTTCAATTAAAGATAATGAGAGACAGAGTAGATCACCCTAGAAAAGGGTCAAAAGACTTGGCAGATGCTGTTTGTGGATCTATATTTAATGCAATTAGTAGGACTAGACCAAATGTAGATCAAGAAGTTAAAGTGCATACCTATGAGTCTATGTCGTACGATAATGATTTTGGCGTAAAAAAAGAAGAAGAGTTTGTGCAAAATATGATTAGGCCCCCAAGAATGCCTGAAGGTTTAAAAGAAGCAATGGACAGGATGCAAATATTATGAGTCAGTACCAGGAAAAAGCTAAAGAGTGTAAATGCTGTGGAAAACATGTGCCTCTTCCAACAGTTCTTAGAGAGTATAGCGGAGTAATGCTATGCCCCACTACTTTTTCAAATGTAATGGAGTATAAAAGAATTTGGTCTGTTGTTGGATCAAGGCCTCAAGGTAGTGTAAGAAAACATTTTTCTGAGTATGTTCAAGATCTTGTCGAAAAAACAATAAATGTTCAATAAAATATTTATAAAATTAAATTTATTTTATTTTAAAATTAAAATAAAGTTTAATAAAAAAAGAAAAGATAGGTTTATTTATTAATGCTAAAAACAATTAAAAAAATATATTTAAAAATATATTTAAAGTTTAAAAAACCATTTAGAGATGATAGGTTTATTTATTAATGTTAATTTTGGGAATTAATGAAACTTCTCATGACGCCTCCGTATCTTTAATTAAAGACGGAGAGATACTTTTTGCAGGACATTCTGAAAGATATAGTAAACAAAAAAATGATTGGTATATTAATGATAATTTGATTAAGGATGCTTTATCCTACGGTGTACCAGATCATATAGCGTACTATGAGAAACCTCTTCTAAAGGCCTCTAGGCTATTTCTAAAGGGGGGCTTAGGAGATTGGAGACCCAAGCTTAGTTTGCCAGGAGTTCCAAGAAAATCTTTTAGCCATCATTATTCTCACGCCTGTGCTGGATATTACACTAGTAAATTTAAAGACGCAGCCATTGTAGTTTTAGACTCAATGGGAGAATACAACACCTCTACAGTTTGGACTGGTGAAGGAGAAAAAATTAAGTTAAAGTATAAGCAAAACTATCCAGTAAGCTTTGGATTATTTTATTCAGCTTTTACTCAACTTATAGGATTAATGCCAAACCAAGAAGAGTACATTATGATGGGTATGGCGGCATATGGAGATTGGACTAAATATTATAAAAAAGTTAACGAGTATTTCCCTTCATATAATAATCAAAAATACAATTTTCATAAAGGAATTACAGATTGGGGTTGGGTTTCAGAAGAAGATAAGTTTGATATAGCGGCGGCGGCTCAAATAGTTTATGAGCAAAGGCTTAACGATTTTATGCGTATGGCTAAATTAATTACTGGTAAAGATAACTTAGTGTTTATGGGAGGCTGTGCATTAAATTCATCAGCTAACACTTTGTTGTGGAAAATATTTAAAGACGTTTGGATTATGCCAAACCCAGGTGATGCTGGAAGTTCGCTTGGCGCAGCAGCAGCGCTGTACGGCAAACATTTAGATTGGAAAACTCCTTACTTAGGTTATGATATGGGTGGGAAGTATCCAGTACAAGAAATCGTAGATAGCATATTAAAGGATGGAATTGTTGCAGTGGCTTCGGGCAGAGCTGAATATGGCCCCAGAGCCTTAGGAAATAGAAGCATACTTGCGGATGCTAGGGATCCAAACATTAAGGATAAAGTAAACTCAATTAAACAAAGAGAACTATTTCGCCCATTTGCTCCAGTGGTTATGGAAGATCATGCCTATAAATGGTTTGATATGGATTTTACATCACCATATATGCAGTACACTGTTAAGTGTTTACGACCAGATATAATTCCTTCTGTCGTCCATAAAGATGGAACATCAAGAGTGCAGACTGTAAATAAAGATCAGCATAGAGGATTATGGAGAGTATTAAATAAATTTTATTTACAAACTGGTGTTCCAGTTTTATTAAATACTAGTTTAAATATAAAGGGACAGCCATTATTAAATGATCATCAAGATGCTATTGACTGGCAGTCACATTATGGCTATAATATACTAACTAGCGGTAGTAGCTTAGTTGGTTAAAGCCCCAAACTCATAATTTGGTAATCGTAGGTTCAAGTCCTACCTGCCGTACAAAAGGAGAAAAATGAAAACAGAAAAATTTAAAGAAGAGTATGATAAAAATTTTATTGGAATATTTGATATTGATATAAAATTTAATGGTAATGAGTGTTTAATAGGGTCTCCTAAAATAATATCTGGTCCAGAAATAAAATATACAGTAAATAAAGATAACTTTAGGTCACAAGATTTTGACAATTTTAATCAAAAAGACTTCAACATCTTGTTTAGCGGAGACTCATTTACCTTTGGGGATAGCTTGCCTGAAGAGTATTGCTATCCAAATATGATTAAAAGCAAGCTTAATTTTGATGCAAAAATTTATAATGTTTCTTGGTCTGGTGCATCAATACATCAATCTATTAAAAATGCAGTTGCTTTTATAAGAAAATATGGAAGCCCTAACTACTTAATAATGATATTGCCAATTTCAGAAAGATCAATAATATACGATAAGCAAAAAAAATTTTTTAATAGAGCTATGCGAGAAATGGAATGGGTTACAAACGAATCTAAAGTTTCAAAAGAAGAAAAATATAGGTTTTATAAAAATTTTGTATCAGAAGAGAATATGCTAAAAAATATAGATATGATAAACATGCTAGAAGACATATGTTCCGCTAAGGGAATTAATTTGATTTGGAGCACATACGATAATGAAGACTATGAAATATATTCTCAATGTAATTTTAATAACCTGATAGACATTAGATTTGATGAAAAAAATCATATAAATATTAATAATCTACCGTATTGGGAGGTTGCAAAAGATGATTGTCATCCAGGAACCCGATACCATGACTTATTAAGTAATATTATAATTAAAAGAATGGGGTATTTAAATGAACAATAACAATAGTTTAAAATTTCCTAATGGAAATCCAATAAAATTACATAAAGATATCTATCTTTATGAAAATTTTTATAAAAATAGTAATATTATTGAAGACAATTTAATTGCAATGAAAGAAGATCAGTGGAATAGCCACTATAACTATCATTATAACGATCACTCCAATGACATTTGGTTTAACAGATTGAGTTTAGATTTTGTGCCTAGAGAATTTCATGACTCAATAATAAATTTTGTTAGTCCAGACTACTGGACATTTAGCCACGGAAATTTTATGAGATTAAAAGAAGGGGATACCTTGCCTATACATAATAATTCACTTCCCGATTCGATAGAGTATATTTTATCTTACTATGTTGGAGATTTTACAGGAGGACAGATATCATTTTTAGAAAATGATATTACCTATCAGCCTAAAAAAAATGATTTGATTGTATTTAAGCCATGCAGTTTAGATATAAGCCCAGTAAATTCTGGAACAAGATACTCGTATGTAGACTATATTTTAAAGCACCCAGGCTATGTATTTGTTTAGTGGTTGTCATGACGGTCACAGATTACTTCCATCCATGTCCCGTTAGATTTTCTATCTAAATCCTCTTGAGTTCCCCAAGCAGGAAATGTTCCTGGATTTTTGTCGGCTCTCAATGAAAAGTTGCTATAAACATATCTAATTCCAGAGGTTATGGGTTTTGTCCCATGCTCATATGGAGATTGAGCCCAGTGTATTGCAAGATCTCCTGGTTGAACTGGAACAACTAAGTAATCTTCAGTATGCTCTTTTCCAGAAGGCGTGCCATCCGAATTTATGTTTGGATAAAACAATTCTCCGCCTTCAAATTCTCCAAAATAAACACAAACACCATACGACAATACGCAACAGGTATGCCAACGATCTTCTTGTGTTAAAAGATCATCCATTCCTTCTCCAGGATTATCATTATGAACAAACATTCCTTCATCTCCTGGACGGAGTACTGCTAAGTTTTGCTGCGGGTGTATAACGTATTCGGGTGCCAAAAATTCAGATATTTGATCCCAAATTTTAACTAGTTCTGGCATCTGTGGTCCCTCTTTGTCGTTATACCAGTCTATTACATTTACATCTGTATCAAAAGAGTCTTCTTTTTCTTTATAAGGTTCCATCAAATCATTAATATATTTAACATCTTCTTTAGATATAAAATTTTTATAAAGGAATACCTTATCGCCATACTTAATTATGTTAGGGTTATCTGAGAACATAAGTCAATTCTACCATATTAAAATTCGAAGCATCTATAGACAATTATATGCTCAAATGTTATTATTAGGAACAAGCCTTCGTAGCTCAGAGGAAGAGCGGAACACTTCTAATGTTTAGGCCACAGGT